CTAATAAAAAGAGACATTAAGAATGTGGGGATTTTGATCTTTTTTCGTGAATTCAATCTTTTCAATAAAGGATTGAACAAATTCCCTTTTTTCTTCAGTATTCAGATAAGCCCAGTTAATTTTAAATTCATTTACCAATTTTTTAGCCTTTTTGATATCGATAGGTAAAGGGGTTGCTCGTTGAATTTCAGAGAGTCTTTTTGTGAAATTTTCATGGGCCTTTCTAGTTTCGGACATCCTTGCAGTAAATTCTTCATCCGTCATCAAGTCTGACGCCCAAGCCTTTTGGAATTTTTCTCTCTGTCTTTCAATTTTAACTATAGCGTTTTGAATTTCTGTTGTTTCATTTTTTTCTTCTTTAACTACTGGCTCCAGATCAAACTTCACATTTTTCATAAAAAGAAGTAGTGCTTTCTCAAGTTTTTTCTCACTTACTGAAATGCTTGGTCTTTCATTTAAAGCGCATGATTGACAGCGATAATGGAGCGACTCTACATTTTTCTGATCTTTTTTACGGAAATAGACACTTCGCTCACATCCAAGCCGGTTTCCGCATTGAGGGCATACTAATTTCATTTGAAAAATATGAGCAGACTCTATCTGTCTTTTTCTAAAATTTTGCCGAGAATATAATATATTTTGAAGTTCCTCAAATTCTTCTTTTGTCAAATACCCTTCATGGCTTGTTTCATTAAGCTCATCTTTCCAACGTAAAGCACCATATAAAGCGGGGTTGTGTAAAATAGATAATATTGTTGCGATGTGCCACTTGTAACCTCTTATAGGCAAATATGATTGATCAAGATATTTAGCTATTTGTCTTATGGACCATCCTTTTTTAACTTTGTCAATCATATCCATTAGGATATAGCCTTGTTTTTTGTCCTTTACTAATGTTTCATCCTGTTTTTTAAATCCAAAAGGAGCTGGGGCGCTATACTGTCCTTGTCTAGCTTTTTCCACTTGACCCATCGTAACCCTCTCGCCCAGGTTTTCACGTTCCCATTGGGCCATTGCAGCAACAAGTGTTATAAACAAACGACCGGTCGCCGAGCCAGTGTCATAAACTTCTGTAGCTGATCTAAAAATACAATTATTTTTATCGAAAAGATCAAGAAGTTTATACAGGTCTTTAACGGAGCGGGTCAGTCTGTCAAGACGATAAACAAGAACAACGTCGATTAAACCTTGTTGAATATGATCGAGCATTAACTTTAAATAGGGACGATTCGTGTCCTTCGCGGATTTTCCTTCATCAACATAGAACTTATAGTCTGTCCAGTCTTGTGATACACAATAAGCTTTCAGTTTTTCACGTTGGGCAGATATAGAAAATCCTTCTCTTGCTTGTTCTTCTGTACTTACCCTAATGTAAATTCCAACAGTCATAAATCACACCTCGATGAAAACGTATGTTCGGTTTTGAGCTTAAAAAATTTTTCTTTTCATGATCACATTTTCAACACCCCCTTTATTGGACAGTTTTTTCAAACGGCATAGTTCGGGCGGCACCCCATGAATACGGGCTATATCGTATATAGAATAATTCATGTTTCGGTATTCATGGAGTGCATTGTCTGGAATAAGCAATTCGACTGCAAAGATATTTGCCTCCGCCTCTATTTTGTTAGTAGAGAAAAGCGTCTTTTCACGCATAAAGGGTGTATTTGCTTTAGGATGTAATACCCCATGACCTACCTCGTGCGCGCAAACAAAATTCATTTGAATTTCATTCAGATTTGAGTTAAGAAAGATGTATTTGTTTCTCCGATCGTAAAAATAAAAACCCATTATCTCTTTATGTAAATTCCGGTGAATAACCTGTATTTTCAGCATTTCCGCCAACTCATACGGGTTATTCGATCCATACTTATCTATAAGTTCATTTACCTTTTTTTTAATCCAAATTGTAATCGCCCCCTAAAAAGATTTTCTATGTTTAGTCATCGTCACTTTTTCTGTATTTTTTAGGGATGTATTTTTTATTTATTCGTTGAGTTTGACGGACGGCATACTCCATAGCCTCTAAAAGGGACTCAATAGCTTCTTCGGACATTGGTTCCCCTGAGAAACTTAGACCTTCTGCATTTTTTAAATCTTCCTTTATTTGCTCCATCCGTTTTGCAATGTCTTTTTCATCTTTCTCCGATGGTCGATATTCTTCTGTAGATTCAGAAACAAAGTGCTGATTTTCATCTACAAGATTTGATAAAGGGATATATAAAGCTCTAGCAATTGAGCTTAGAGTTTCAACACTTGGGTTGTATCTATCACGTTCAACGTCTGCAAGATATGACCTTGACATATTTGCTTTTTCAGCTAACTGGGCTTGAGTATACTTTTTTTGTTTTCTCCAATGTCTTATTCTTTGTCCAACCGACATTGTAAAAACCTCCTTCCTATGTCGGTTATACCGACGTTTTATAAATAAATTATAGACTGAAAATGACGGCCATACAAGTTCTTTTATGACGGAAATGCAAGTAATTTAAAGTAAAAATGAGCGAAATGTCGTTAATACAAGTATTTTTCTTGAAATTCCTTAAAAATGCTCAGTTTTAAAGGAATTTGGATTTTTACAAAATGACGTGAATACAATACAATTTGATTATCAACACAGGGAGGTGAGCAAATGTTTGATCGGAAACTTTTAGGAGCTTTAATTAAAAGCCAAAGATGCAAGAAGAAATTAACTCAGCTTGAATTGGCTAAACAAACAGGTTTATCAAGAAGTTATATTTCGGACATTGAAAATGGGAGATATATTCCTGGTGCTTCAGCTCTTACATCATTAGCAATTTGTATTGATCTCGATTTAAATTTATTAAAAATGACGGAAATACAAGATGAAAGAACGACAGGGGTCGGTTAGATGAAACCTTTATCAGATTCAACCAAAAGGAGAATGGCTGAATTCTTTATGCGTACAAGTATACCGAGAATTTTGGCTAGGGAGCAACAAGAAAAGGATATGGAAAAAGAATCCTTAAAAACAAAAGGCGCTTGAAAGGAGGTGATAAACATGACAGCTTTGAAGGCTCTCGAGCTTGCCTGTTTTTTCGCTCAATTCAAAAGCAAGCTACTTGCAAAAGGGAAAGTTAGGGCAGCTAGGTTTGCTGATAAGAAAATCAAACAGTATTGCTTTGAATACGTAACCCTACTGAGTCAGGGGGACAGCCAAACAATTAAAGAAATGGAGGATGCTCAAGCATGAACCTAAATCATTTTCTAAAAGCTGACCGTGAAAAGGCAGGAAGGCTTATAAAGTCAACTCAATTTCTTATTTCTGAATTGCTTCCCGCAGCTATTGAGGATCAGGATTTTGATGGGTGTGTTGAAATCGCGGCATCAATCATTTCACATTGTAAAGACCTTAAACGAATGGAGCACCCGGAACAGGTTGTTCGGCTTCACGAAATCGCGTCCAAATTCGCGGGTAGGGGGTTAAACGTTTCAACCGTAGGGAGATCATTTCAATGAATATCGAGCACCCAATGATCACTGAGATTAACCGTTACGGCTATCCTTTGGAATATTTGAAGTATGAAGACGAAGACGGCCAGAACGATGATGACAAATAAAAAAGCCGCCTCGGCAAAGGCGACTAAAAACAATACTTAACAACCTCATTTTAAATGGAGTCTATTACAAAATCAATTAGGAGGCAATATACATGAATCCTTTACAGGCGTTTGAACTAAACGAGATTTCAAATAATAGCCTGCAGCAGGAGAGCCGTCCACAGTTTGAGATTACGGACATGAATAGTCTAAATTGGGCGTTCCGGAAAATTGCTGCTTTAAAGACACAGGAAAAAGAAATCAAGGCTTTGGCGGCAACCGAAAGGCAGCGCATCGATGAATGGGAAACCCAGGAACTTAAACCTGTCGCGGACAATCTGGCGTTCTTTGAAAACCTGGTCAGCATCTACCATTCAAAGCAGCTTGAACAGGATCCGAAAGCAAAGACACTTTCCACACCTTACGGCAAATCAAAAAGCCGGGCAATTAAAGAACAGCCTAAGCCAGCCGATAAGGATCAGCTTCTCAAGCATGTGAAAGAGGCCGGTCTCACTGAATTTATCAAAGAAGATGTCAAATGGGGCGACCTTAAAAAATCTCTGTCCATCAAAGAGGTGGGCGGCAAAAAGGTTGTCGTTGATGAAAATGGACAAGCTGTTCCGGGGGTAGAGATAGCACCAGCCTCAATCAACTTCAATGTGGAGGTGTGATAGATGTTTGAAGTAACAGACGCACAGCGGGAGAAAGAAAAGGCTATTGTCGGTTTTATCGGGCCGAGCGGATCCGGAAAGACCGCCGGCGCCCTGCTTGTCGCTTACGGCATGATGCGGGAAGCATACCCGGAGGCAAGCGATGAGGAAATTTGGTCAAAGATCGGTGTTGTGGATACCGAACACCGCCGTGCCAAACTATATGCAAACTTGCAATTTGATGATGTGCGGATCGGAAGTTTTAAACATATTGATTTTACACCGCCTTACACCACAGAACGTTATCAATTGGCTGTGGAGGCTATTAAAAACGCCGGGGCCGAGGTGGTCGTAATTGATTCGCTTTCCCACAACTGGCAAGGGGAAGGCGGGATAGTAGAAAAACACGGGAGCATGTCAGGCAACTCATTTCAAAATTGGGGCAAGCTTGCGCCTGAAACAACCAAATTGATTAAGACCTTAACGCAAAACGATGTCCACATCTTGGCGACATTGAGAACAAAAACGGAGTATGTAGTCGAACCGGATGAAAACGGAAAGATGGCACCGCGCAAAGTCGGGACCAAGCCTGTGCAGAAGGATGAAATGGAATACGAGTTCATGCTGAATTTCAATATCAGTATCGATCACATGGCGGAAACATCCAAAGACAATACCCGCATGTTTGAAGGATCTTCTTTTAAACTCAATCCGGAAGTCGGCCGCAAGCTTTACCAATGGCTCGAGCTCGGCATTGACGTGAAGGCAGAGGAAGAAGCTGAGCGGATCCGTTTGATTGAGGAAATTAAAGCGATTGTTTCCGGTAACGAAGCAGCCGCGCAGATGGTTGAAGAATTTCAGATCAAAGCCAATAAAAAACTTGATCAATGGAATAAAAAGCTTGCGACGGCCGCCCTTGAGAGATTAAAGGCTGCAGGAGGTGATCAAAATGAAGCTTGAGGAAATTCGCCAACGTGTTGCTGCGGCAACAGAGGGACCGTGGTCACCAAATAGTGATATCAACTATGACCGAGGGAAAGCCAGATTAATTTGGGGGCCGAAAGGGCCAGGCTACGGTTCAATTGCCGCAGTGCAGGTAGATTATCCAAATATCCCAAGAGAAAACGATTGTATTTTTATTGCTAACGCTCGTCAAGACATCCCCTGGTTAATTTCAGAGATTGATAGATTAAACAGCGGTATCGATAACGTACTTTATGACCTAAGAAATGAAGACATTACAGATCCTAATGTAATTGCGTCTATAGCTGAAAATCTTGCAGCAGTTTTAAACGGAAAATAATGAATGGAGGAATTAAATATGTTCACAGTAGATCACAGCAAAGGTGAAGCTTTTGAACCTATTAAACCAGGAGAATATGAGGCAACAGTTATCAATTTTGAGGAGAAAACAGCAGCTTCATCTGGAAATAAGCGCCTTGTCGTAGACTATGAAATCCGTTCTGATGTTGAACAGCCATGCCAAGGCCAGAAAATCCTATACGACAATTTCACCGTTACGGAAAATGCAATGTGGAGATTTCATCAAGCATCAAAGGCCGCGGGTTTTCCAAACGGAATGCAATTTAAGGATCATATCGAATGGGCCAAGGCGTTTCTGAATAAACCGGTTCGCCTGCTTGTCGGAGAACGAGAGCATAACGGCAAAAAGTATCCGGAAGTCAAAGCGTTTAAGCCGTCTGAGGCACCTGCACCGGAAGCAGCTCCAGTTAACATCAGTGACGATGATGTACCGTTTTGATCATAAAAAACACTTTTGAGGGAGTGTATAGCTCCCTCGTTTTTAAAGGGGAGTTATCACATGTACCAATTTAAGAACATACCGCAAGAGCTAAAAAACGCCCCTCAGTGGATTTTATGGCGTTCCGAAGAACGTGACGGTAAGAAAACAAAAGTGCCATACCAGATTGACGGCAGCATGGCTCAATCCAGTAATAAAAGAACCTGGTCGACGTTCCCGACCGTTTTGAAATTTTATAACGATCGAGATTATGACGGGATCGGCTTCATGTTTTCAAAAGATGATCCGTTCATCGGCATAGACATAGATCACTGTGTGGAGGACGGTGTCTTGTCCCCGTTCGCTGAGGAAATCGTTCAGGCCATTAGCAGTTACACCGAATATTCACCGAGCGGCAAAGGAGTCCACATCATCACAAAAGGTAAGATCCCATTGCGCGGGCCGGGCACAGGGAGAAAAAATCCTGAACTTGGGCTGGAAGTATACCGCCACGGCCGCTATTTTACCTTTACCGGTAACAGTCTCGGAATCGGGGCCGTTGAAGAACGAACGGACGAGCTCAAAGAGCTGTTCGAAAAATATTTGAAGGACAAAAAAGAAGAATCGAAACCGTCCAACCCGCCTGCTGCTTCATCCCGTGATATGAGCAATCTCTCCAATAAGGAGATATGGGAAAGGATGTTCAACAGCAAGAACGGGAAGAGCATTCAGGATCTGTTTAACGGTCATCTGATAAACGATGATCACTCCGCCACAGATATGGCTTTATGTAATCACTTGGCATTCTGGACGGATAAGGATCCCGCAAAAATGGATTCAATGTTTCGCGAATCAGGTTTGTTCCGGGAGAAATGGGATCGGCAGCATTCATCCGACGGCGCTACATATGGAGAAATGACCATTGCCGCGGCCGTTTATTCTACTCATACGACAATTTCTGATTTACTGGAAGAGCAGCAGGAACAGCCGTATGAAATATATATTTCCCATCCCGAAAATTCTCAAGTTGAGGATATCGAAGAGATCATTGACACTCCGCCGGCGTTTCATTTGACGGAGCTCGGCAACGCGGAACGAGTTGTCTACTACCACGGAAAGAATATTCGATATTGTAACGAGCTTGACTGGCTGATCTGGAACGGCAAGCGATGGGAAGAAGACAGCAAACGAAAAATTGAAGCCATTACCGCTAAGACATTACGGGCGTTGTACGGCGAGGCTAAGGCCACAGAAGACAAATTCCGAAAAAAGCAGCTGAACGATTGGGCGAAGAAATGCGAGCGCCGCAACATACGGATGAACACAATTTTAGATGTTCGGCCAATGGTTTCAGTGAGGAAGCAGGAACTGGATTCCCACAAATATCTTTTAAATTGCGATAACGGTGTGATTGATCTAAAAACAGGCGAACTTCTGCCGCATGATCGGGATCTGCTTTTTACAAAAATATCTCCTGTCTCTTATCAACCGGACGCCGACTGTCCGAACTGGAAAGCTTTCTTGGAAAGTATTTTTATAGATGATCAGGGCACGCCAAACTATGAAATTATTGATTTCATGCAGAAGGCAATTGGCTATTCGCTGACCGGGGACACCACGGAACAAGTCATGTTCTTTCTATTCGGGAACGGCCGGAATGGTAAATCGACCTTTATCAATACGGTTCAGCACTTGTTCGGGGACTATGGGCGGCAGACAAACAGTGACACCTTCATTAAGAAGAAAAATGATAGTGCCATAAACAATGATATTGCCCGGCTGGACGGCGCCCGGTTTGTGTCGGCCGTTGAGAGTGAAGAAGGGCAGCAGCTGTCTGAATCGTTGGTGAAGCAGATCACCGGCGGCGAAAAGATGTCGGCGCGTTTCCTGCGCCAGGAATATTTTGAGTTTACGCCGGAATTTAAAGTCTTCTTTACCACAAACCATAAACCGATCGTGAAAGGCAGCGATGAAGGTATTTGGCGCCGGATCCGGCTAATCCCGTTCACTGTCACAATTCCAAAAGAAAAAGTAGACAAGAAGCTGCCTCAGAAACTGGCCGCGGAAATGCCTGGGATCCTCCGTTGGGCCGTTGAAGGCTGTTTGAAGTGGCAGAAGGAAGGCTTGGGAGAACCGGAAGCGATCAGGAAGGCGACGGAAGGCTACCGGGAGGATATGGACATACTGGGACCGTTTCTGGATGAAAGGTGTGTTATTCATTCAGCTGTAAAGATTGAAGCCAAGGAGCTCTATAAAGAGTATAAGGATTGGTGTTATGAAAATGATGACGTTGAGTTAAAAAACCGAGCTTTTTACCGGCAATTGGAGATTAGAGGATTTAAAAAGGCAAAGGGAGCAAAAAATAAAACATTTATTTATGGGATGACATTAAATCGGTATTCCGGAGGAAGTTTTTTGAAGAATAATGATGGGCGGGTTACTGAAAGGGTTACTGAAATTACTTCAAAAGGTAACCCGGATAAGGTTACTTCAATCAATAGAAAGAAGCTTTAACTATTGATATATAAGGATCCATCAATGTTTTACATTTATTGGGGGTTACTAGGGGTTGTCGAATCTGTCTGTTTAGTCTACTGAAAAAAATAAATAAAAAAATAAATATATATATATTAATTACTTATAGGGCTTTAATGTCAAAACCGACAACCCATGATAACTCAGTAACCCCTAATGTTTGGAAATTTGTGCAGGGATGGATGAAAGGAGTCTTAATAATGAGTACGTTATGGAAAATAGATGAACTTACCTTAACAGAAAAAAATAAATTGTATATCAATCAAAAAAGAGAAATTGATAGGTTGAACAAAGTCATTGAAGACTTAGAAAAACAACTAAGTGTTCGGAATGAAAATGATGAACAATCATTAATATCAACATTTTTGAAAAAGTATTCCTCTAAAATTTCCAAACAACAGATTGAGGCTAAACAACTTTATCAAGAATATGAAAAGTGGGTCAAAAGCTTATTACTAGGCAAAAGAAATTTTTATAATGTTGTAGCTACCTATGGTTATGAATTCAAACGAGGTAAAGGAAATAAGCTCTTTGTCAAAGGTGAGGGAAATGCACCCAAAACAAATTTGTGATGACCTTGCCTTTTTGGGTTCACCTTTAGTTCTGGATGGGGATGACCTTTATATTGAGAATCCGGAGAACGTCTATCCAGAACTTGTGGAATTTGTTCAGTCATATAAAAAATGGCTTATCCAGTATTTAAAAGGTGGATACTCTGTGCAGGATCATAAAGTCAAACAGACCATTGATAAAATCATCAATTACTTTATGGGCATAGATCAAGAAATGAATCCAAAAATAGACGACTGGTTCAATCATGATTGGGATGCGGCAATCAAAGTTGCGAGATTGCTAGTTCTATTTTGGGAGAACGGCTGGAGAGATCTGAACAGCTCCGTTGCGAACTTTGAGGATGAAGAAACAGACAAGCTCTCTTTAGAAATCTATGAAAGGGCCATGTCGTACTTTAAGGGGAAGAAAGCATGACGATTATTCACTATAACTATTCGGATACTGAAATGAAAAATATTCTCGACAGCATGATCATTATTGTGGATACGAGGGAGCAGAAGAACCAGCATGTTCTTGACTATCTCCGCAAAAAGAACGTATCCATCAAATTCAAAGGGATGAAGACGGGCGACTATTCCGCCATGATCCCGAAAAACGAGGAATACGGGATTAGCCGGGACATGTATTTGAACGCCGCTATCGAACGGAAAAACGGTGTTGATGAACTGGTTCAATCCATTAAAGACCGTTCCCGGTTTGAAAATGAATTGATTCGCGCGTCAAAATATCCCTTCACTCTTCTTGTGGAGGATCTGGAGGGCTATCAAAAAATACTGAACGGAAAATATCGCTCACAATATAAGCCGCAGTCCTTGCTTGGCAGCTTAAAAACGTTTGAAGTCCGTTACAATTTCTCAACCGTTTTTATTAACCCGAGCGCGACCGGAAACTATATCTATCATCATTTTCATTACATGGCCCGGGAACTGTTAAAGGGGGGCTTTGTGTGAATGAATTAATGAAGGCTCTTTATTATGAAAGGAAAAAGGACGAGCTTAAAGCGCGGCTGCTTAAAATGGGGTATTTTAAAACACCTGACGGTCGGCAGCTGTATGAGCTTTCATTAACTGAATTAGACGAAATATTCAAAAAGAAATTGATTGAAAGGGGAAAATGACCCATGGCATTTGTAGGTTTTGAAGAATCACAAGAGGTGCGGCAGCTGGCCGAAAGTTTAATTGATAAACATCACCCACATTTAAAAGATGCAAAGGAACACATCGGTTTTTACATCCGGGAAGGTAGCAGCAAGTGGGCTGGGAAGGCGAAAAAATGCACGGCCTTTGAGCGCCACATGACTGATTACATGCTATTTGTATTTATCAATAAGGAAGCATGGAGGACGATGACGGAGGAACAGCGCGCCGCCCTGGTAGATCATGAACTTTGTCATTTTACCCGCGCGGAATGGGAGGAACCGGATCCGAAAGATTCAAGCAAGTGGGTCACTGTGTATGGACGCGTAGACGATCCCGACAGTTGGGGGATTCGCGAGCATGACGTTGAAGAGTTTTCCGAAATCATTGAGCGTCACGGCCTTTGGGAAAAAGGGATTGAATCATTCGCTGCAGCCGTCCGGGAGGCTGACTATCAAATGAATATTGATGATGTGAATAGACTTCAAAGGGTGAAATGATGGGAGGTAGAACGGATGAGAGAGATTAAGTTTCGAGCGTGGAATGCTCCACTTAAAAAAATGGAATACAACTCTTTAAATGCAATTGGTTTTGATGGAAGGGTATATTACGGAAATGCGGATATAACGGGATTTTTCGAAAATATTATGCAATACACCGGATTAAAAGACAAAAACGGCCGGGAGATTTGGGAGGGAGACATCCGAAAAGACGGTTGGGGGAGAAAATTTAAGGTTGTTTACGACAACGATTTAGCTGCATTTTACGGTGAATATATTAACGGGCCTTCTGAGTCTCTTGCCGATTGCGGGCCAGATTCGGAATATCTTGGAACAGTCTTTGAAAATCCTGATCTATTGGAGGCCGCGAGCGCCGATAAGGAGGAGTTATGATTTATCTAATTATAGGAATCGTCATTCTTGCCGCTCCATTAATCTGGATGGAGATTATGGAAAGACGGATTCAGGAATGGGAAAAAGAAAAATGAACGAATGGAGGGAAAGGATGTCAAAGGAACAGCTATCTTTTCTCGATGATGTGGACGAAAAGGCCGTCCGAAAAATAGTCATCAAAGAACTGAAAAATTACCGCGCGCTCAAAGTCCAATTAGAGAATAAAAAAGAATGTTCATCTGCCGGCTTTAACATTTTCCCTTCCCTCCGGGATTCATTTACCGTTAATGAACTCAAAGTCAAACAGATGGAACGGGCTTTACAAAACAGCTTGGACGATGAAGAACGTTTGATTATCGAAAAGAAATACCTGACGGCTGCCAGGGTGAAAGACATCAATATTTATATGGAACTCGGCATGAAAAAGGATACCTATTATGAAATAAAGCAGCGGGCAATCTGCCGTATTGCAACAGCACTCGGAATTATCTGAGTGCTTTTTTCATCGAGAAAAACCCGACAAAATCCCGACATTTTTCCGATAATCGGGGGGATAAAGAGGGGGAATTTTTATGCGTAATTTGTCGATAAGATTTACTTATCAAGAAATAACGGGAGAAGCACCATTCCCTTATCAAGGTGAATTCGGATACTCAAATTAAGGCGATGAAGAATGAAGCCAAACGGGAGGAGCATTCTGAGCCGGATCGCGCTAGTCTTGCGGCTTTGGTATCGGGAGATTATATGAAGTATGTTTTTTGGACATGCTGCCTTACAATGCTTGGCTTCCTCCCGAAGTATGTGTAAGGCGCAAATTTGAATAAGCGTTTAGCGTAAGGAGGAATTGTACAACTAAGATAAGAGGACAGTCCAAGACTGGACTATCGAGTATTATGGTATTAAGCGAGTAGACAAGTTTATTTTTTAAAATTTATTGCATAAAATAAAATACATCGAGAATTACCCCTTTTTTCAAGAGGTATCCTGAAGGATGCTTCTTGTTTTTTTGAATGAATTCGAATAGACAAGCTGCAAATATGGATTGAAATCATAATAATAAATATATTTACTTCTCTCCTTTCAGTTTAAGTATCCTTAAAAAATTTTTGAGGATACTTTTTTGATTTAGGCTGTGGATAGTACGTGATCGGACAAATATGGGTGATTGTAATGGTACATGTATACACTGTTTATCATAGTTTAATAATGAATATGATAAATGAATGAAAGGAGAGCTTAGTCATGTTTCATTGCAAACCAAATGTGATGCCGCCAATTGTACACCCGACTAATTGTTGTCAAACTCATACTTTTTCTAAAACAATTGTGCCGCATATTCATCCGCAGCATGTAACAAATGTGCATCATAAGCATTTCCAGCATGTGCATCAATATCCACACACTTATTCTAGTTACGATCCTGTTACACACTCTCATACTCATTGTGGTAAACCATGTTGTAACTAGCGGGATTAAACAATGTCTGTATGGTTTACAGTGCATCATCATATATAGCACCCAAATGAAGGGTGCTTTTTATGTTCTCTGTAAAACGGGTCCAGTAAATCTCAGAATAAACGATTGGCGGCCAATGAGAGCCTCTGAGTGTGGGCCTGGTTTAGAAAGAATATATCCAGGCGCTTTCCCAAACGGGAGGGCGTTTTTTATTTAGGAGGGATTGACCTATGAGCTTTGAATTGAATTTAGCGCATACGAGTATTTTAGAGTTGTTAGAAAAGGCTGCTGAAAAGAATGAACTGATTTATGTAAGAGCGAGGCAAAGATGTGTTGGTAAAACAACTGCCCTATTGGAGTTTGCGAGAAATAATAATTATCCTGTCCTGACCAGAAGAGAGATAGCGAGATGTTACCAGCTAGAACATCCGGACCTTAATATTATTGGATATGTAGACGGATCAGAAGTCGATGGGCTTTATAATGTCGTTTGTGATGAAGGGGTGCCGAGGGATGCGATTAAACGTCTCTATAAGCTTGGTATTTTGCTAACTGGATTTGTTCGTGTGGATGACCAGGCAGTTATTAATGATGATAACAGATATTCGGTATTTGGTGGATACAGTACAGAAGCACCATCGAAAAAAGCAACTCCTTTGCTGCAGATTGAGCTTGAGGATATTGATTCAGTCCCACGTGTTTTTTACAAGGGTGAAAGATTACCAATCGTATTGCAATAGATTTCGAGTGGCGAACAGGGGGAGCCGATAAGGTTGGTTCTACCTATATTCGTATCAAGCATGGTAACGATCCCGATAAGGCACTAGCAGTTGAGACGAAGGAACTGGCGGTCGGTGAGAGAGCGTATGAATAGGGAACGTAAGCAGCGTTATAGATACCTACGAGAGCAGCGAAGGGAACGTGACTATGAGCTTGGACTTATACAACTTGCTGGCCGTCCGTTCTGTAAGCCCAGACTAGTACGACTGGGGCCGGCGCTAACCCTATCGAGATTCATGGCGGGAGCAAGGCGATGAATAAACCTTTAAAGCCCTGCAATGAACCAGGCTGTCCGACTCTCACACGGGAAGGTTACTGCGAACAGCACAAGAGGACAAGCCAGTTTATGATCAATACCGTGAGTCAGCCGCCCGCCGGGGGTATGACAGCAAATGGCGGAAGGCAAGACAGGGGTACCTGTCAAAGCATCCTTTCTGTCTTTTCTGCATGAAGGAAGGCAGACGGGTTCCCGCGACAGTCGTTGACCATATCACACCGCATAAAGGAGATAAAAAACTATTTTGGGACTCTTCCAACTGGCAGCCGCTGTGTGCGCCCTGCCACAGCAGGAAGACCGCAAAGGAGGATGGAGGCTTTGGCAACAGAACATCAAACCTGCGTATGTGATCACTGTGGAACCAAGTTTCATATCAAAGGATGTTCAAAGGTTAGGAAGCATGACAACGAGGTGCGGCAGCATTACATCAAGTGTCCGCGGTGTCAGACTGAATACACGTCCTACTATACAAACGAGACGATCAGGCGCATGCAACAGAAGGTAAAGAAGCTGACTGTACTACGTCTTAAAGCACAAGCTCAAAAGGGAATTGATGTATACAAGCAGAAATACACGCAAGCTCGAGAGGAATTAGAAACGGCCATGCTGCAGCTGCGGGAGGAAATGGAGACCCCCCGCCCTTAAATCTCTGGAAAGAATTCGCCGGAGACCGCGCTCCCCTCCACATTTTGAAAAATTCCCTAAATGAAATTTCGGAAGGAGGTGAGGGAATGGCAAGACCAAGGCAACCGGTTGACTTATTGCTTGTGAAAGGTAAGAAAAACCTGACAAAACAGGAGATTGAGGAACGAAGAAAGCAGGAGATTAAGGCGCCAAGTGACAAAGTAAAGGCGCCTTCTTATTTACCGAAAGACTTAAAAAGAGAGTTCAAAAAAATAGCGGATGAGCTGAAAAACATTGGAATTATGACGAATTTAGATGTTGATGCGCTCGCCCGTTTTTTATATTCACGGAAACTTTACCTTCAGGTGACGGACCAGCTGCTTGAGCAGGGGCCAATGAAAACAATAGTCGTCAAAGATAGGACGCACAGGGAAATGTCGTGGGGGAAAAAGAAAAAACGGTAGTTAATGAAGCGTATTCGGACTTGCTTATCAATCAAGATAAACTATTCAAACAATGTCGGCAGGCTTCCAGTGATTTGGGCTTAACCATTTCCTCGCGCTGCAAGCTCGTTATTCCTAAAAAGGATGACGACAAGCCGAAATCAAAAGAGGAAGAGCGGTTTGGGGGCCGGATGTAATGCAAGAGGTCACCGCTGAAATTCTGATAGAGCGTGTATGGGCCTATTGCGAGAAAATACTTTCCGGTGAGATAAAGGCTTGTCAAAAGCATAAATGGGCTGTGCAGCGATTTTTTAAAGATGTTGATGCGTTAGCGGACCCGAATTGCCCCTTTTACTATGACGCTGAAGCAGTGTTAGATTTTTACGAATGGGCGCGGCAGTTCAGACATGTTGAGGGGATACTTGCGGGGGAGCCGATTGAGCTGACGGACTTTCAGCTTTTTATTGCGGCCAATGTATACGGCTTTTTTAAAAAGGAAAACGGTGCCCGCCGGTTTCGAAAAGTTTATATCCAGTTGGCTCGTAAGAATGCGAAATCGCAATTTCTCGCCCTCATGGCTTCTTATGAAGTGTTCCCGACAACCGAAAAACATCGGGTGTTTATTGCTGGATGGTCCCGGGAGCAGTCAGACGAAGTGTACCAGGCGATTCTTGAACAGCTGCAGCATGCTCCGATCCTCGAAGGAAAATATTCCTCCGCAAACGGCCGGGTAAAAAAGTATAAAACGAACTCAATAATTCAGCCTCTTTCCCGGGAGGCGCGGAAGCTCGGTGACGGTAAAAACCCGTCATTGGGAATTGTGGATGAATACCATGCACATGAAACCAGCGAGATTTATGATGTGCTTGACAGTGGTATGGTGGCCCGGCGCAGCCCGTTAATGGCAATCATCACGACAGCCGGGTTTAACATGGAGCGGCCATGTTTTAAGGAATACCAATATACAAGCAAGATTCTCGATCCTGATGCCGACACAGAAAACGATGACTATTTTGTTATGATCTGCGAACTTGATCCAGATGACGACATAAAAGACGAATCAAATTGGATCAAAGCCAACCCTATTGTTGCAACGTATCCAGAAGGTATGGAGTCACTACGCTCTGCCTTAAAGGTTGCACTCGAAGTTCCAGAAAAAATGCGAAGCTTCCTTACCAAGAATATGAACCGATGGGTTGATCAAAAGGATAACGGCTATATGAAAATGTCAAAATGGCGCGTGTGCAGCGGTGAAATTCCTGATCTGGAAAACATGGCCGTATATCTTGGGCTGGATTTGTCCATGACTACCGACTTAACATCAGTCGGCTGGGTTGGTGTTTTTGATGGAATCTATTATGTCGGACAACATTCCTTCATGCCTGAAGGGCGCGCAAAAGAAAAAATGGCGACGGATAAAGTGCCTTATGACCTGTGGAAAGAGATGGGCTACATTACGTATACGCCTGGCGACGCTGTTGATTATCAAATAGTTGAAAAATGGATCATTGAGTTTATTTACAAGCATCGGTTCCGGCCACAGGAAACCGCATATGACAAATGGAATGCCTTGCATTTGGCTCAACGGCTTGAATCTAAAGGCCATACCATGGTGGAGATTCCGCAAAGAATCAATCATCTATCTTTGCCGACAAAAGACTTTCGTCAAAAAGTATATGACGGCAAAGTTGTTCACGGGGATGACCCGGTTTTAAATTGGGCAATCAATAACGCGATCATGAAAATTGATCCTCAGGAGAATATCATGCTGGATAAAGCAAAATCTCCGCAAAGAATCGACCCGGCTGCAGCTGTCATTAATGCATACGCTAGGGCGATGTATCACGAAACAAACCAAAAAGTAGACCTGAATGCACATTTCATGTCTGATAATTTTAGCTTTTAGGATGTGAGAGAATGAAAAAATTCCTGGCCTTTCTGCTTTTAATTTTAAATGATCTGCTGTTTGTGGTGGGGGCCGCCTTCATCCTTGCAGCTGCATATAGATTCAATACGAACATCGGTCTGATTCTGACGGGTGTATTTTTTATGTTTTATGCCTATCTCCTGACCAAGAAAGGGAGGTGAAATAATTGCTAATTGATCGGGTGTTTGAAAAACGATCAGATTCCTCTGAGGCCAGTGGCTTCAATGAATTGATAAATTTGTTCGGCGGCAGACAGACCGCAAGCGGCGAGAAAGTGAATGAAAGAAATTCGCTTGTGCAGCCGGATGTTTTTGCCTGTGTGAATGTATTATCTGATGATATCGCAAAACTGCCTGTTCATACCTACCAAAAGTTAGACAACGGGATTGAGCGAAGACCAAGCATCCTGTGGCGTATATGATCTATGCGCGCCCTAATCCTTATATGACCGCGTTTACGTGGAAAAAACTCATGATGACTCATGTTTTGACTTGGGGGAATGGCTACTCATACATTGAATTTGATTCCAGTGGGTTTCCAAAAGGATTATATCCATTGCGGCCTGACGCTACGAATGCTTATATCAATCCGAAAACGGGAATGCTTTGGTATCAAACGGCTCTCAATGACAAAGCGGTCGAGTTATATGATCACCAGGTGCTACATTTCAAAGGGCTTTCTACTGACGGCATACAGGGTAAGTCACCGGTCGGCGTTGTCCGCGAACACATCGGAGCCCAGGCAGCCGCGACAAAATATAATGCGAAGCTTTATAAAAATGACGCAACTCCTCGGGGAATTTTAAAGGTTCCTGCATTTTTAGATGAGAAGCCCAAAGAAAATGTTCGTAAAGAATGGAAACGTGTAAACCAAGGTGAAAACATTGCGATTATAGACAATGGGCTTGAATATCAATCCATCTCAATGCCACTGCAAGAGGCTCAATTCGTGGAATCAATGAAATTCAATAAAGCGCAAATAGCGATGATCTACAAAGTGCCTTTGCACAAACTGAATGAGCTGGATAAGGCCACATTCTCGAATATTGAACACCAATCCATTGAATATGTGAGAAACACTCTTCAACCGTGGATTGTTAATTTTGAGCAAGAACTAAACGTTAAGCTCTTCACAGATCATGAAACAGCCGCAGGCCACTATGTGAAATTTAATATTGATAGTGAGCTACGTGGAGACAGCAAGACCCAGGCAGAATACCTGAAAATACTTCAAGAAATTGGGGCCTTAAATAGAAATGAGATTAGGTCATTAATAGAACGCAACCCGATTGAATACGGGGACAAGTTCATGTCCAGCTTAAACTATGTTTTCCTGGACTTTATGGAAGAATATCAGCGCCTTAAAGCCGGCGGCGCCCTGAAGGGAGGTGACAAAAAGGATGAAGGATAAAGAGATTCGGCAGTTAACCACACCTATTGAAGTTCGTTCAGAGGGTGAAGGCGAAAGCGAATTTGTGGAAGGATATGCACTGAAATTTGAAAAGTGGTCTGAACGGCTTGGGGGATGGTTTAAGGAAATTATTAGCCGGAACGCTTTGGATTCGGCTGATCTTTCAAATGTTATTGCATTATTTAATCATCGGCAAGATTACCCATTGGCCCGAAATACCGTCTCAGGGGACGTAGGGCGGCTCGAATTAGAAGCGGACAACATAGGTCTCAAATTCCGTTTTAAGCCGTCAGAAACGTCATACGCGCGTGATTTGATGGCGAATATAAGAAGCGGCGTCATAAATCAGTGTTCTTTTGCCTTTTCCTTAAATCACAATGAGACGGATGCTGATGAATGGCGGTTTAATGATGAGGAAGATATTTATGAAAGGCGGATTAATAAAATCCATCGTATATATGATATTTCGCTTGTCACCACCCCGGCATATAACGACACGGAGGCAGTCGTTGGTTCGCGGAGTTTGGAGAAGGTAGAGCAGTTGAAAGAGTCCCGGAAACTGCCGGATGACAATTTAAAAATGGAATTAGAACTTTTAGACCTTATTCTCCCGGAATAGAGGTCTTTTTTTGTGTCTAAAAACAAGGAGGAAATCATTTATGCCAATGCAAATGAGCAAAAAAGAAATTGAATTGAGACAACAATTTACGGAAAAGAAAAATGCGGCAGATCAAAAGCTGCAAGAGGGAAATACAGAAGAGGCACGTACGCTGCTTGACGAGGCCAAGACCTTGAAAAATCAAATTGAATTAATGGCGGAGGGGCGTTCTCTTGATGTGTCGGATGTAACGGAACGGAACAATTTTGTACCGACGCTGGACGACGGAGAGGGTCGCAGTTTAGGCGCCCAGAATGAAACAGAGTCCCGAACCATTCTAACAGCTACAAAAGAGTATCGGGAAGCGTGGTTCAAAGTGTTGACTGGCCGTGAAGCTGATTTGAATTCTGAAGAAAGAAATATGATGGAACGGGTTTTAAAAGAAAATCGTTCTCTTTCTAGCGGAAGTGATAAGGATGGTGGCTATACCGTACCGGATGATATCTCAAAAGAGATTTTGAAATCTATCCAGGAATTAAACTCTGTCCGTAATTTGGTCCGCGTTGTTCCTAAAACTGCCCCTTCTGGCAGTTATACAGTCCGAAAAGGAGTGGCCGGAAAACTCTACAACACGGCTGAAAAAGAACAGATTCAAGAACTTAAAAATATGGAGTTTGATCAAATCTGGTACAACGTCAAGAAGTTTGCTGGATTTATGCCGGCTCCAAGTGAGCTTTTAGACGATTCATTTGAGAATTTTGTAAGAGAAATTGTGGAATGGCTTTCTGAATCAGCTATCGTCACAGAAAATGATGAAATCCTTTATGGAGCAGGCGGAGAGAAAAACGTTGAAGGGATCATCTCAAGCGAAAAATTTAAGACCCTCAAAGCACCATCAGTAATTACAATTAAGTTTTTAAGGAAAGTGAAAAATCAGATTAAACGTGGTTATCGGAAAAACGCAAAATGGGTGATGAATACTGAAGCCTTTGAAACTCTGGCAAACATTGAAGATAAAAACGGCAGAGGGATATTGGCTGAAGACCCTAGAGATGAAGACAACTTCCTTCTGTTCGGGCGTCCGGTTGAAATCTATGACGAAATTGTTACTGATGAGAAGACGCAAAAAACACACATTCTTTTTGGCGATTTCAAACGTGGATATTTTATGTTTGACCGTCAGAAATTCGAAATTAAATCAACAGATGTTGGCGGCGATGCTTTCTTGACTGATCAGACTTACTTCCGCGGAATCGAGCGTTTTGACGGGAAAGTTGTTGATCCTGAAGCTGCTGTGATTGTGACTGATCTAGTTGTTGGTGAAAATGCTCAAGTAGAAACCCCAAGAGAAGAAAAATCCGTTGATGTTGGAAAATAAAAATAACAGAAAAGGATGATGAAAAATGGCAGATCAATTTTTAAACCAAAGTAATGGTGTTTACACTTCCGCAGAGGATGACGGGACAGGAAAGCCTGTAACAGCTGTTTATTTGAAAAATAACAGTGAAGACAACCCTTTGTATATTAAAGGAATGCAGGGGGAACCAGGGCCCCAGGGACCACAAGGACCAAAAGGGGAAAAAGGAGATACCGGCCCACAAGGTCCACAGGGAGAGCCAGGACCCAAAGGTGAGAAAGGTGATCCGGCTGTCATTGAAGACGGGAGCATCACCCACGAAATGCTTGGTGAAAATGTTGTCAGAAGCAAAAACATTGGTACCGGCAGCGTCATGCCGGATAACTTAAACAGCGAAGTAAAGGCCATGTTTGATAGTCTTCAATCTCAAATTGATGAGTTGAGAGAAAAAGTGGCAGGCTCTGACGATTCCGCGAACAATGAGCCACAAGAATAAGGCGGGTGAACCATCATGAATATGGTGGATATGAAAAACTATCTCCGTCTGGACCATTCTGAAGATGATGAAATGTTATCGCAATTTATTGCGGCAGCGAAAAGCTATATTGTCAATGCTATTGGGCGGTTTGTTGATGGGAACCCACAGTTTGAAATTGTGGCCAAAATGCTTGTCCAGCATTGGTATGAAAACAGAGGAATGTATGAGTCAGGGACAAACGGCTCGTCCATCCCTTTTACTGTTGAAAATCTAATGACGCAGCTGCGTTATACGGATGATGAGGTGCAGGAAGATGAAGAGAAAGAGGACCAGCGATCTGCGGCACCGCCTGACCTTTCAAAAGAAAACCAAGATTCAAGATGAAGAACTGAATTGGATTGACGCTTATGTTGATGTATTCACTGTATGGGGAGCTGTGGAGGGGTTTAGCTCTCTCGGAAACAATGAATCTATGATTGCGGGGGCATGGGGCGTTAAATCGCCTAAAAAGATCACCATTCGGTTTCGGCAAGATATTCAACGCGATATGAAAATTGTTGAACAGATCGGCACAAATGAAAAGGGTGAACCGATTTTCCGAGCCTTTGACATCCTTGACTTTAACGATCCTGAAGATTCAAAAAAGTGGTTTGAAATTATGTGCCAGGAGGTGGGGCTCAATGGCTGAAATGAACTTTGAAGGGCTGGCCGACCTAGATCGATATTTTGAAAGAATCGGTGAAGACGTGGAAAAGGCGGAAGATGTGGCTTTGCAAGCCGGCGGGGAAATTATCGCGCAGCACCAGCGACAAAATGTTAATCGAAGCGATAAAAATCAGCCCCATATAGCTGATAACATTACGGTTTCAAAGGCCAGGGAATCAAAAGGCGCAGAAAAATTCGTGTCAATTGGGCCTAATAAAAAAGTCGCTTACCGGGCGAGATTCTTGGAGTATGGGACATCAAAAATGCCACCTTATCCTTTTATCGAAAAAGGCAGGGATGAAGGGGAGGCGTCAGCTGTGGAAGTAATGGCCCGCATTCTAACAGCGCCAATCAAATGAGTTTTGATGCAAAAGCAGAATTGAGCGCTGCCCTGGTCAACGATTTCTCATTAAAAGAACTGGTGACAGGCGGCTTTCATAATAGAGTCGCTTCAGACGTTAACGCATACCCAAGAATCATGTATACCGAATTGAAAAATGCTGATGATTCATATGCCGATAATCAGGCCCAATCTTCGGAGGTTCGCTTTCAGATCAGCATTTTTACCAATTCATATACAGTCAGTCAAGAAACCAAAATCGCAAAAGAAATTGACCGGCTCATGAAGTCAATCGGTTACGGCCGGTACGATTCTCAAGATTTATACGAAGAGACGGACAAGGTTTTTCACAAAGCTATGCGATATAAGAAAGCTTTTTTTAAGGAGGAAAAGTAATGGGACAAACAATTTATGGTTTAGATATGTTTCACTGTGCGGAAGTCATCCAAGACGATGAAGAGAGTTTGAAATTCGGTACACCTATAAAAATCCCGGGTGCTGTAAGCATAAAGGTTGACCCAAAATCAGAGCAAACAAAATTCTGGGCTGATAATGGTGTGTATGACATTTTTAATAGTATGGGTGACATTGATTTAGAAGCTGAAATGGCTGATCTCCCTTTAAAATTGCAGAATAAAATTTACGGCCACACAGAAGAGAATGGTGTTTCCTTTGCAAGTGCTGAAGACAAGGCAATTCATCTGGCTTTCGGCTTCAGAGCGAAGAAATCAACCGGCGGGTACCGGTATTATTGGTTTCTTAAAGGGCTGCCTGAATTAATGGCTATTGAATCGAAAACGACAGAAGACAAGGCTGACCCAGATAGTGCAAAGTTTAAGGTTGGTTTTATGCCGTTGCAAAATCCAAAAGGAAAAAGACGCTGGAAAGCTCAAGCAGAAGACAGTGACACTTTTAACGGCGATGGTTGGTTTAATCAAGTTGTATATGATGGTTCTGCTTTTGCAACAGATACAAAAACCGAAGCAATTGGCTTAGGTAAATAAAGAATTTTGGAGCGCTTATAGGCGCTCTTTTTTATTGTCCAAAAACAGGGAGGAATCAAGATGGAACCTATTTCAATCAATCTCAGAATCAATGGTAAACACAAAAAGTTTGTCACACCAAATTTCATTTCAGGAAAGCTGTTCCGGGACGCGGCCGAGATCGCAGAAGATATTGAGTCAACTGACCCTGAACGCATCTACACAGAAAAGCAAATTGAATTTATCTGTGCTGCGTTTGGAAACAAATTCTCAGCTGACGAATTTGAAAATGGCATTGATGCGAGGCTGGTCACGAGAACAATTTACGGCACAGCAAACTACGTTTTAGGAAATATCGCAGAAGCCAGCCGAATTTTAAACCCTGATCCAAACGACGGTGAAGAGCCGGGGAAGTAAATTTATCTGACGCTGTCATTGACATGTACAACGCGTTAGAAGAAATCGGTTATACGCAAAACCAGATTGATGAAATGGACATTGTTTACCACCTGCGGCGCCTGGCCCGCCGAAAAGAAGCCGGCGGAAAGCTAGCAGCAGGGAAAGAAGAAAAGCGCCTTTATATTGACCAGGTGCTCGGGTAAGGGGGTGACCGATTGGCTAAGGACATAAAAGTCAGACTGTATTCAAACTCGAACCAATTCAGAACGGAAATGCGTGCAGTTGCTCTGCAAATGAAAAACGTCAAATCTGAATTTGAAAAGAACCGTACAGCTGTAGGCGTATGGGGCAACGAGTTAAGAACGTCTCAAGAAAAGGCGAAAACACTCAACCAGCAGCTGGATATTCATAAGCGGAAAGTAAAAGCTCTTGAACGGGCTTATGCTGATTCAGCTATAAAAAAGGGCAAAGATGCTCAAGAAACTCAGACACTGGCTCGACGGCTTAACTATGCCACAGCTGAAATGAATAAAACGCAAAATGCTTTGACGCAGACCACGCAGAGGATCAAAAAGCTGGAGGATGAATCTAGGCGCGCTTCTTCTACAATCCACAGAATGGGCCAAAGAATGAATGCAGTCGGCAGCACAATGAGGAATGTCGGTGCATCTGTCGCCATGACATCGGGTATTGCCTTTGGTGGTTTGGTCCTTCCTTTAAAAGATGCGGTTCAAGTCGGCATCGACTTTGAAAAGCAAATGAGTAAAGTGCAAGCCATTTCCGGCGGAACAGCGGGAGACCTTGCAAAATTAACGGCACAGGCGAAAGAACTTGGTGCCACTACAGTTTTTACTGCCAGCCAGGCCGCGGACGCTCAAAGCTTTCTTGCGATGGCCGGATTTAAAACCAATGAGATTTACGGGGCTATGCCTGGCATGTTAAGCCTTGCAGCGGCCGGACAGCTTGAACTTGGAACAGCTGCAGATATTACATCAAACATCATGTCTGCCTTTGCATTAAAGGCCGAAGAATCGGCGCATGCCGCCGATGTGATAGCCTATGCAGCATCCAACGCCAATACCAATGTTGAACAAATGGGCGAGGCAATGAAATTTCTTGCTCCAAATGCGAACTCACTCGGCTGGGGCATGGAGGAATCGGCTGCCGCTATCATGGCGTTTGGTGATGCCGGTTTACAGGGTACTATTGCAGGTCAGGCTTTCGGTACGTCCCTGATCCGTCTCGCAACTCCTGCCAGGAAGGCACAAAAAGAAATTGATCGACTTGGTTTTGAATTTTTTGATGCTGCCGGCAATATGAAAAGCATGCCTGAAGTCATCGCAGAAATGGAAAAGGGCATGAAAGGCATGACCAAAGAGCAGCAGGCGGCAACCCTGAAAACGATTGTTGGTGCTGAAGCATACAAGCATTGGGCGGTCCTTCTTCAAAAAGGCTCGAAAGCGCTCGGAGAAAACACGAAAAAGCTGAAAGAATCCGACGGCGCGGCCAAAAAAATGGCGGATACCATGCTTGATAATGCTCACGGAAGTATCATTCAATTCGAATCCGCATTGGAAGGCGCGAAAATAGCGTTAACCGAGGGACTTCTTCCTTCAATCGGTGACCTTGCGGATAAAGGTTCCGCCCTTCTTACCATGTTTAACAACCTGGATAAAGGCACACAAGCAACCATTGGAAAAACTGCGGTTCTTACTGCGGGAGTATTAGGCGTGACGACGGCTGTCGCTACACTAACGGCAGGAGTCGGCGCTCTGTTAGCTTTTACCGGTCCTGTGGGCTTGGCTATTGTCGGGGGAACGGCTTTATTGGGCGCTTTAGGAGTCGCCATGTATGCCGTTTCCGAACAAACCGAAAACATGAAGAAGAAGCAGGAAGAGGCCAGGGAAAAGGCTTTGCTTTTTGGTGAAGGGGTTTCAAAGGCGACACAAAAAGCAGCCGGCTCCTATGTGGATTTGAGAGAAAAAGCAGAGGTCCAACTTTTTGAACTCACCCGCGTTTCCGGGGAGCAGGCTGATAAGATGGCTGCAAAATTAGTTGAAACGTATTCTAAAATGCGGGATGAGCTGGTGCAGCAACTTCAGATGCTGAAAAAAGATGCTTTAGTCGTTATTAATGGCCTGCTGGATGATACGGATAAAAACACTCAAAAGGCCGGGGAAAAAATCGTTGATAAAATGGTCGGTAATATTGATCACGATATCCAGGAGGCAAGGGAAAAAGTAAAGGAACTGGAACAGCTCCAAAAAGAAACCGGCCTTGTCTCATCGAAAATGAATGATGCTCAGCAACGAAGACTTAACGAGATCATTTCTTATTTCGAAGAATCGACCAGCAAATTTGCGGCCAATCAAAAAGAAGCTCTTGCCATGCAAAAAGCGGTGACAGAGCAGCAAGGAAAGCTCTCTTTCAAGCAAGCAAAAGAATACAACGACAAGATTAAAAAAGTCTACGATGATGGCAAAAAAGCCGCGAAAGAAGATTATGAATATCGGAACAAGGTTCTAAATCAGTTGCATGCACAAGGTTATCTCAAGGCTGAAGCGTTAGAAGCTCTCTTGCAAAAAAGTTCAGCGGACTATCATAACACCCTTGCCGAAAATACTGCTTCTTATGAAAAAAATCTGCGCGCGCTTTTTTCAAAGATGTCCAAGAACGGAAAATTGCTTGACCTGGAAACCGGGAAGGCTCTTGAGAGACAAAAGAAATATTACACTAATTCTTTGGGAATAGTGACTTCTATGGATGAGTTAGATGCTGAATATCAAGAGCGATGGGCTCAAAAACAGATCAAATTTATGGATAGCATCGGGGCAAGTAAAGAGGAAGCCATCAAAACCACTAAACAGGCACTTGAGGATTTTTATATTGGTCTTGGTAATTCAGAACAGGAAGCCCAGGCAAAAGCAGACGAAGCGATCCAAAACGTCCTTGAAAAAATGAACGGCGGCAATGAAAAAGCTGAACAGGCTGGACGAGAAAAAGGATCGGCATTCACTCTTGGTTTGAGCAGTACATTAGGACAGGCCCAGGAAACAGGGAGTCTCATTGGTAAAGGAGCCAATCAGGGATTAAGCCAAGGGAAGATGCAGCCGAAGCAGTTTGGAATGGAAAAAGGAAATGCTTTTGCTCTCGGTTTAAGAAACACGCTCGGGATTAATAAACAGTCCAGCAGCGTGCTCCGCCAATCGGTGAACAGCGAGCTATCTAAAAACAGCGGGGCGGCACGTGCAGCCGGTAAAGAAAAAGGTGATCAGCACAATGCCGGTTTAAGTTCCACAAAGCCTAAAAACAATAATACTGCAGCAAGCCTTTCAAAAAACGTGTCCGGTCGTCTCGGTCAGACAACTGACGGCGGGGGCGGTAAGAAAGCCGGTATGGACTTGACCAAAGGATTGATGAGTCAGCAAACCGCGTCTTACAATGCCGGTTCGAAGGTATCAAACAAGGCGAAATCCGGGTTGAAAAGTGTGAAAACCAGCAGTGTGGGATCTGATTTTGTCTCTGGATTCGTCAGAGGAATTGAGGGCGGCATCGGCAGCAACTCGCTGTTTAGTGCAGCTTGGAAACTTGGTAAGTCTGCATTATCAGCATTGAAAAAGTCTATTGACTCCCATTCGCCAGCGAAAAAGAGCATGGCTGAAGGTAACAACTTTACAGATGGATTTGCGATAGGAATAAGCAAATCAGTCGCGCGCGCAAAACGAAGCGCCCAGGCGTTAGGGCAAGGAGCCAACCTGTCACTCAAACAGGAGATCAACAAAATGGCTTACAACATAAAAGGCGCGGCCGATGAGCTGCTTTCCTTGCGTTCGGAGTTAGTCGTCCGAAATGAAGTTGACACACCTTCTTTGAATCAGAAGCTGGATGCTCTCATTACGCTTCTTTCTAATGGTTTATCGTTTGGAGGACAACCAGAGCCGGCGGCCACGGGCGGGCCAATTAGAATTTATCCGGCGCCTGTCAATATTGATGGAAAACAAGTGGCGGAAATCGTTTTTGAACAAGGTGACGGCAGGATTTTGGATAGGAAGAGTTTAGACCGATATGATCAAAATGCTTATCAGAGTGGGGTGAGACGAACCTGATGAACCTTTATTTAGATTTTAATAATGGCCTGGGGGAACAGAGCTTATCAAGTTTGCTCCCCCATTTTAAGTTGCTGAGTTTTACGCCTGATTCACCGGCCATTGAACGGGAAACAGTGAAGATACCGAGGATCAACGGTCTTGTTTTGCCGCAGCATCCCCGCGATGTTGTTTTTAAAGAGCGATCTATCAAGGTGGAAATTCTATTAAATTCGATCATCGCAGAAAATTTTTATCAGTACAGGAGAGAAATTTATGCGCTTTTGGTGAAGCCGTTCCCTTATTATATTTCAACTGATCTATTGCCTAACCTCCGTTTTCTCGTTACGTGTGACGGTAATTTCAGCATACAGAAAGACAAACAGAAAAACCAAACTTCTTTTACTGTGGAATTTAATAACGTCACCGGCCTGGCTGAATCAAAATTTACGTCTTTGACAAAACAGAATTTTCACGGGGAATACTGGAGTCCAGGTATGAACATTCAAATGCGAGATGATCTGGAATACAGATTCAAAAATCGAAAGAGGTTTCAGGTTTATAACACTGGTGATGCCTATATCAATCCTCTGGAACATGACTACAATGTGACATTATGGGCGGCCGGAAAAAATGTGACAATCATCAATCATACAAATGGGGAAAAGCTGAAAATTGAACAGGAATTAAAAAAATCACAGCGGGTTTCTTTTATTAAGCAATACACGGTGATCAATAAAACACCTATCAAAACATCCGGCAGGCTCCCGGGACTCGATATAGGAATGAATGAGTTTGAAATCCAGAATACCAATGATTTTGAAATCATATTCGATACTCGTTTCTATTACGGATAAGGAGCAAGGGAAATGGCAAATGTGGATTTTATAAAAGAGATTGCACCAGACGCCCAAAGAGTCTATAAAAAGTATGATATTCTTGCGTCTCTAATTATTGCACAAGCCTGTTTAGAGAGCGGATGGGGTACAAGTGAGCTGGCGCAGAAAGGGAAAAACTTATTCGGCATCAAGGGGACTTATAACGGTCAATATGTTCTCATGTGGACGACTGAATATGATAAGAGCGGAAATGCTACCCGTGTGCAAGCCAAGTTCCGAAAGTATCCGTCTTGGTATGAATCTATTCAGGATTTAGCCAAGCTGTACATAAACGGAACGAGCTGGGATCCAAACCATTATAAAGCCGTGGTGGGGGAAAAAGATTACCAGAAGGCGACAGCTGCGCTTGTAAAAGCCGGTTATGCGACTGACCCAAAGTACGCCACCAAATTGAACAGTCTCATTTTCACTTACAAACTCACACAATATGATTCTGTGGATGAGGTGCCGGATGAACCTGAAGAACCCGAAACACCGATACCCACCCCGGAGGTGCCAAGCAAAGAATATGATGGAAAAGACGTTCCGCTTAATCAAAACTTGCCTTCAGATGTTGATTTTCCACAGCTGCATGTACTAGCAGGGGACGGCAAGAATGTGGTTGAAATAACGGGCGTCTCGCTCGATCTGATGGACGATACGACGGGGAAAAAGAGTTTTACCTTCACCATCACTAAAACGCAGGAAAACGCTATTGAATTTGATCTGTTGGTGATTGATAACATTCTTTTTCTGGATGAACGGAAATTTAATCATCAAAAGTATTACATTACAAACGTTGAAGTACGGCAGGAAAATAATGTGTTGAGAAAAACTGTTTCGGCCAGCCATATTTTTTCGGTCCTGCTGATCAACAATTATGTGACTGAAACGGCGTCTAAAAAAATGACGATCAAAGAGGCTTTTGATATCGCATTAAAAGAGACGCCATTCAAATATGTATTAAAAGCTTCGGCAAGTGATTTTCCGAGCATTGAACAAGAAAACTTTGGTGACGGAAATTCCACGGAATTGGTGGATAAAATCATTTCGGATTACGGTCCTGAGCTGGATGTTGATAACTATAAAATCCTTGTTTATAAGAAAATTGGACAAAAAATCAATTTCACCTTAGATTCGCGCTATAATATGCCAGGTATTTCTATTAAGACAAACTCGCAAAATTGTACAACGCGCGCCTGGGGTTACGGGGCGTTGAAGAAGAGCAGCACGGACAGTAAAAACCCACAATATGAATTTGAGCCGATCTTATACGTACATCCGGATGAGAAAAAGTTTTTACTCGAAGGCCTGCCGCGCTGGGCCGATCCGATTAAAGATGAAACCATAAAAAAAGCCAGCAGCATGGTTTCAGTTTTAAAAAAACATGTGAATCCATACCCTGAATTGACAATTGAAGCAGATTTCCAAAAAATCTATGAACCCAAGCTTTTAAAGATCGAACAGGATTTTTGGAAAGGTGACACGATTCACGTCCTTGCTGATACGGCATCAGGGATCACGTTTGAAGACGATGTTCGGCTGATTTCAATTCAGTATAACCCGTTGAACCCATACAGCAGCCCAAAATTAACGTTCGCGAATTTCAGAAAAGATATTCAGGATATTGCAGTCAATCAGGCCAAGAAACTAAGGGATCAAAAACGATATATTGACCAGCTTTTCAAAACGCTCAGATAGGCGTTTTTAATTTTGCCAAAAAAGGAGTGAGTAGCATTGATTCGGCTAATAAAAGACTATGATCATACAAGAAATTCCCGTCATCAAGCACAGTTAAGATCAGATATCCAGAGCATAGAAAATACGTTGAATGAACACGATTATAATTTAAAGCGTCATGAAGCTTCAAAAAACGCCCATACATCCGATCAAATAACCCATTTTGACGGTCTGACAGTATCAGATGAGATCGAGAGAGCAAAAAAACGGATAAACAACCTAATTTTAAATGCGGACGGGACAAATATTAAAGAGGTCGTAGATGCACGTGTAGACAATGATGGTTTTGTGTACCCGGTATTGAAAGAAAGATTAGATGCTGATAAGGGAGAAATTACTGCCAAACTATCAGAAACGTTCAGGACGGTTGAATTAATAACTAATTCGCAAGACGCCTTAAGCTACTTAAATAATGTCGAGGCGATGACTACATTTAAGGCGCGGGAGGAAGCTTTATTTTGGCCGCAATCTGCAAATATAAACGAACGAACAAATGAAATCTATGTTGCTTCGCAAGAAAATGAAGGAACAGAACTGAGAATTGAAATTCGCGATCTCGATACAGGTGGTTTTAAAGAAAGAAAATCAATTCCAATAGAATCAGGCGCATACACTGAGGGTTTATCGTTTTTTTATAATGAAAAAGATGAATTATGTTTTATCGTTAAAGCCACGAAAACGCCCGGATATAATATTTTCAATTATGATAAGGGAGAGCTCTCAGGACTAATCGCAGCTAATGTGAGTAGCAAATATGCATCTAATGGGTACTACTTTGTTTCAGTAACCGTAAATCAAGATAGTATCCATGCTTATGTGTACGCCTGGGAGTCGATAAAGGAGGGGAGCCCTGTTCTATACACTGAATTCCCCTTAGACTATATGCCTAACTTAGAGAAGATACAAGGTGTAACCCTAAACAATGGATACTTGTTCATGTCACATGGTAAAAGCTACGGAAGACCGGCTATATCTGTGTACAATCTAGTGGGCGAACTTTTGAATTACTATATTTACACAAAAGATTCACTCGCTAGTGCGATCAATAAAAAGTTCCCTGACTTTATCCCGAATATTCACAACTATCACTTTGAAAATGAATCGTGCTGCGTGTATAAAGGGGATTTAGTTGCGGTACAGGTAGTGAATAACGCAGATGTCGTTCTTGTACGGCATAATAGAATGCTAGGGTACCCATTGACTGTAAACGCAAACCAATCTCGTAAAGATACAGGCTGGATGCCCGTGGAGCTATTAAACGGGGCAAATACCTATGTTCCAGACCGCCCTCCACGAATCAGGAGAATAGGTAACAAAATACGTTTAGAAGCTGAACTAAAAGGTATAACGACAATGGACACAGAGTATATAAGTTACCATTCTGATTGGTCTCCTAGTAGAGTATTAGCTTTTGCGACACCGACATCGGGAGGATACAATGCTACTTGCCAAATTCAACCGAACGGAAAAGTTAAAATATTATCTACCCGACACCCTAGTCCGGATGAAAACTCTTGGTATCCGATAAACTTTGAATGGTATTTGAATTAATCCGTGCGATAACTATTTTAAAGGAGGGATGTCTCAGTATGATTTACAAAGATACCAATGTTCACTTCAGCATAAATTCGCAAATTAAACGAAGTATTGCCGCAAATATTCAATTTAGTACGCAGGACATCGATACGGCAAAACTAACGTTCAGCTTAACGAAAGATGGCATTCCGCTGCCGATCAGTCAAGCGACTCACGGGAAGTTGTTCATGCGATTTGCAGACGGAAGCAAGTTCTACGTTAATACGGAAGTTCAAGACGCGCTAGGGGGCGTTATTTTTTATGTCTTGAAACCGGATCAAGTTACGCATTATGGAACGGTGCAGGCGGAGCTTTACGTTAATTACGACAACGGCCAGAAGCTGAGCGTTCATAAATTTTCGTTCGAAATCGATCGGGCGCTCGTTGATCAGGACATTGTACCAGTGGGCGAGTATTATATAGAAGATTTCGAGGACCTTAAAGCTGTCATCGTAGAGATGTCGGATGAAGCGGAGCTAATGCTCACTGAGCTCCAAAAGAAATTTGAGACGCTGGACAGTATCGAGACGAAAGAGGGAGCGCAGGAAAAGGCGGATGCTGCGGAAGCTCACGCAAAGGCTTATACGGATGCACACGCAGCTAAGACGGACAATCCGCACAAGGTAACGAAAGCGCAGGTCGGCCTGTCCAACGTCGATAACGTCAAGCAAGCATCGAAAACAGAGTTTGATAGCCATGCTAATAATAAGAGCAACCCTCACGCTGTAACGAAGGCACAAGTTGGATTGGCTAACGTTGACAACGTAAAACAGGCAGCGAAAACGGATTTTGATGCACATACTGCGGATAATGTACGCCATATTACCGCTGATGAGCGGACTAAGTGGAATAAGGGGCAACTGTATAAATTGACACAAGATAATGGTGTGCGAATCCTTATTCCTGATGGTACTGATTTATTAACTTTGCCGCCTGGTTTTTATTACGGTATCAATAATAGACTGCTTAATAACCCCGACCCTAATGATGCTGGATGGTTCAATTATGACATTATGGATGGAAACTCTGGAAGAAAAACAATTATAGCCACAGCAAGTTACCACAATAAGATGTGGTTCGCAACCATCCACACAGATGGAGTCTTTAGGGGCTGGAATCGTATTATAACTGCTAATGATCTTGAGCCTGCCTGGACTGAAGTTCCTTTAAAAAACGGCGCGAAACATGGGGCTAGAAAAGTTATGTGTGCGGTGGTTGGCGGTTTTCTGTGTTTAAAAGGCGAGATTATCACCAATAGAGGCGTGATTTTTGGGACGCTACCAGCTTCTTATAGACCTGACCAGCTCCGCAGTAGACTTGTTCCTATATTCGGTACAACAGGGATGTCCAAATTGTATATCGAAACAAACGGAAATATGAGGCTGGAGGGGCAAATCGCTGATAAGTCCGAGAACATAACTTCTTATGGTTTGGACGAAATTATTCCCCTATAGGAGAGATAAGTCATGAAAAATATTTTCAAATATGACAAAGAGACGTTCTTGTTGATTGATAATGATATCATTCAGCCTGATGATCAAGGGAACTATGAAATTCCGGATGGATGGACAGACATTCCATTTGACCCGGGTTTATATCTTCCGAAGTTTTTTCCGGACGAAAAGGTGTGGAAGGAGACGGCTACAAAAGAGTACATTGAAAGCTTGCTGCCTCCGGAGCCTGAGCCAGACATAACTGATCTATTGAAAAAACAAAATGCCTTGCTCTCATTGCAAATTGCACGCCTTCAGGCAGATGTTGAAGCGTTAAAAGGGGGCGGGGCATCATGAAGTATCCCACTCTTGCAGATATAAAACAATTCTATGATTGGGGGTGTTACACGGATGATGAGATGCGAGAGTATGTAAGGATCGACTGGATCACCCCGGCAGAGTATGAACAGATAACGGGGAGGAGCTATGATAAGCCCGCCGTCTGTGTGGATTTAGGAATGCCAAGCGCCCAATAAGGGTGTTTTTTATTTTGCCTCAAAGGAGGTGAAAACGATGTGAGAACAGGAGGATTTCAGGACATGACACAACCCAATGATTATGATGTTTTACAAAAAGAAATCGCAGAAATTAAAGCAGATCAAAGAACACAAGATCAGCGGATCACTACTCTCGAAAGAACAACTGACCGTCATGATCAGCAGATCATTTCTATCAATGAAAAATTGAACAAGATCGAGGAAAACACAACTTGGATCAAGCGCAGTATCACCGGCGCAATCATTACAGCGGTCAGCACCGGCATCATTGGCGGCGCAATCGCTGTTTTTTATAATCTACTGCAGAAATAAGGAGGAAAACACAATATGAAAAACTTTGACAAAGGCACGGTCGTCCGGACGGTGCTTCTTTTTATTGCATTGGTAAACCAGACATTGATCATGTTTGGAAAATCAGCTTTGCCGATCAGCGAGGATCAGGTCAATACGTTGGCCGACGCTTTGTATTTGGCCGGCTCCACGATTTTTACAATCGTCACGACGTTGGTCGCTTGGTATAAAAACAACTATGTCACCGGTAAAGGTAAGCAGCAAAAAGAAGTTTTAAAGCAAAAAGGATTAACAAAATGAGGTTGCCGGCTGGCAGCCTTTTAATAATTTAAAGGAGGATTTTAATAATGGGAATCAAAGGAATCGACGTATCACACTGGCAAGGTAATATCAATTGGAAGAAAGTTGCGGGGGACGGTATTAAATTCGCTTTTATCAAAGCAACAGAAGGGACAACATTACAGGACAATAAATTTGAAACGAATGTTTCAGGTGCTAACGCTGTGGGGATTAAAACGGGAGCCTACCACTTTGCAAGATTCGGTTCCAAGTCAGAAGCATTGGCAGAGGCCAGGTTCTTTTTGTCAGTTGCAAATAAGGTCGATCTCACGTATCCGCTTGTGCTTGATCTTGAAGTTAATCAGCGGAATGTCAGTAAATCAGTTTTGACAGATGCAGCAGTGGCCTTTTTACGGGAAGTTGAAAAAGCTGGTTACTTCGCCATGATATACAGCGGTAAGTCTTTCCTTGAGAATTGCCTTGACGAATCCAAGCTGAAGCCATTTGCATTATGGGTTGCTCGTTATAACAACACACTTGGCCGTCATGCAGATATCTGGCAGTATTCTGATTGTGGAAGGGTCGCCGGTATTTCTGGGAATGTTGATATGAATATTTGTTATCGTGACGGGTTACGGGCTCAGGTAGCCGTGACAACTGAAAAAGCTGCTACTGTAAAACCTGTTTCAAACAAAAAGCCAGTTAAAACGGAGACAGTTTATACTGTTAAAAAAGGGGATGCACTTTCAGTTATCGCGAAGAAATACAACACGACTGTCAAAGCTCTTCAGAGTTTGAATAATATTAAAGATCCTAATAAAATTTATGTTGGCCAAAAATTAAAGATTAGCAGCAGTGCTTCAACAGCATCGAATAAAAAACAGTATTACACAATCAAATCCGGCGATACTTTATCCGGAATCTCCAAAAGATTCAACACATCAATCAAGACGCTGCAGAATTGGAATGGCATCAAGAATCCGGATAAGATATATGCTGGGCAAAAGATACGTGTAAAATAACTTGAAGGCCCTCTGTGAAGGGCCTTTATTTCAAATACTTTCAATATAAACGTCCGAATTTGTTTTTAAACCTTTCTCAAGAGCGCTTTTTAATATTTTTATAAAATCTTCTCCATCGCTCGTAACAAAGTAATTAGATAGGTCGGTAATCTCCTCACTTATATTATCTCCCCAAGGCGGTCTTTTGCTAATGTCCTCGATATCCCACACAACCTGTGAAGGGCTATAATTCTTCAGTTGCTCTTTAATATCCTCTAATTCTTCAAGAGCTTTGCTAATGTTTTCACTTTCAAGTTTTCCTTGATAAAGTTTATTTAGCAAAAAAGGATATTTTGATCCCCAACCGTTTTCTTCTAAATGATAGCTTACTGTTGAAAAAAATGAATGTAAGAAGTCGCCATGGCCGACCTGATACCAATAATATTTGACTTTAAATCCTACAGCCATCGTGCTTCACCCCTAATTAGTTTTAAATTTAATATCTGCTCTACCATTGGTTTTTTTCATGATTCTATCATACAGATCATCCATTATCTCTTCAGAAACCGACTGGCCCCTAATATCTATGATAACAGTTTGTTTTGTATTGTTTGGCAAATCTGTCAAGCGTTTTTCGACTTGTTTTGAAACATTGTTCACTAGTCTACTTCTTCCACTTGGTGTGGTTATTTTGTAATTTTTCACCTCTATGCTATGGCCTTTTTTATAAAAATCCGGTCGAGAGCTTCCCTTTTTTCCATATGGAACTTCTTTGCCGTCTATAAATGACTTTTGAGCACTGTAATCAGGATAGTCCTTTCCTACATCGACTTCTGATTGCCGCCAAGTTGGTCTTTTGGGGACATCTGGATTCTTAACATTTAATTTGGTATTGACTCCACGCAAACCATAGGCTCCGAGCATTGATAAAGCATGATTTAGGCTATCTTGGCGCTGCTCATCCGAAATCTTATTCCCGAACATATCTCGGCCGATGATGGTTTCGCTAAATCCATTTGCTGCGGCAAGCCCGTAAAGGCCTTTTTCGGCATTTTTCAAGCTCTGAAATGTTTTGGTTGTTTTATACGCATCAAGTGCTTTATCTGCCGCATACACCGCCTTGCTGGTTGAATAAATGGCTTTTCCGCCTTTCGCAAGTTTGCCGGCCCAGCCGATGATTGGAATATATCCGGCTGCTGCCATACCTCCTGCAGCGACTCGCTGGCCGTCTGTCAGCTTTTCACCTGTTACAGGATCAACACCATCGGCAGCTCTTTTATAATCGTAGTACCCGCTGACTTCTCCGACAAATGTACCGGCTGCATCAAGCGCTTTTAAATACCAAGGCTTGTTCGCTTCCTCTTCTTGCTTTTCCTGCAGCCGCCGCGCTTCCGCTTGTTCGCTTTTGAAGTCGATGTAGTTAGTGGCTTGTTTTTCAACTTCCATTGTATTCTTGTAGATTTCACTGGAATGAAATGACTTCAAACTAAAATGCATCGGAGCCGCGCTTTTCCCATGGCTTGTGGCCTCCATTAGACCGGAATACTTGGCGAGCACTGCATTGTCAAGAGCCTCTAAATTTGAGTATTCGGTCTTTAACGATTCATCAAGCTTGTTGACGGCATCGATCGTGTTCTGGCGGGTTTCTTGTGCCTTGCCCATTTTATCAATATAGTCATCTAGCGTCCAATTGTCCAAGTCAACAATATCGCTTACACTGGCGATGATCTTATCCATTTCAAGCTTGAGTCCCGAGACAATTTCCGTTGCTTTCAAATCCGCGTTTTTCAGCTCATGATCCAGAAAAGAGACTTCCACATATGAATTGGACAGCTTTTGATCTTTAATGTCGCCGGAAACCCCTTTAAAAAAAGAGATCTGTGCATCGACAAGCTTGAGCCAGCTATCAACGATCTCGGCCTGTCCTCTGAAGAAGTCTTTGATGTTGTCCGCGCCTTTCCCTTGAAAATCATCACCTAAATCAGCGACGCCCAGAAACGCTTTTTTCAGTGTTTGCAATTGATCTTCAAAGGCTTCATATTCTTTCTTACGTTTGTTCGCTGCTTCAATTAAAGAACTCGCTTCAAAGACTTTCAT